CTAGAGATGGACGATTTTTCCACTACTGGTCTTAAAAAAGAATTAAACAAAATTAGCAATATTGTGAATGATCTAGTTGGGGATTCTGAAAATATTATAATGAAAATGAAAGGGTCAACTTCCCTTATACATTTCCAAAAGATGAATTCATATTGCTCTCATTGTCAAAGCGATAAAGTTTTTGTGTGTGAGCCTTGCTTGGAAAAAATGGCTGAACACTACGGGGAGTAGGAGATTTTATAATTTGGGGATATCGTTGATTGAATCATTTTTTAAACATATTTGGTATGTTTGGAGGATGTTTAGGTTGACAAATGAATGGCTGATATCCCCGAAGACTTTAAAAAAGGAGAAAGTAAATGGATAGTCTATGGTACTACACACTAGAGTTGTTTGTGAGTCCTGAAAACAATGCTTGGATACTAAATGTTATGATCACTTGCGTAGCATTTATAGTTTTCATGTTTAGCAATATGCAGATTAGAAATTCTATATGGAGAATGGAAAGCGGTGAAGGTGCTGATTATAAAGTTTCAATCTGGTCTGATATAAAGCAACTTTTCTATTAATGAAAGTAGATGATTTCAAGAAATGGGCAGAGTCCGTACAGAAAGAAGAAAATAGGATCATGCTCGTTAAAGGAAAAGAGTACACTGTTTCTGATGAAGATAAATTCAAGAACTTTAAGAGCATAGCTGAAAGGCTTGGCTTAACATCTGAATTAATTTGCCTTGTTTATCTATTGAAACATATGGACTCTATTCGTAATTATGTGCTGACGGGGACTGAGGTATCTGAAGAACCTATTGTTACTAGGATACAGGATGCACGAAACTATTTATTACTGCTAGGTGGGATCATTGAAGAAAGAAAAGGGTTTTGAGGATAGCTCCATACAATGGGTTATTGATGCATTAGGAAATCGGTTAGTGGAAAAGAGGTCGAGGGAGAATCACAAAATGGACGAAATAAGGGCTGACGTGATTCTCTCTTGGTGTCCAGTATGCTGTAGGAAATGGAATTTATTCGAGGGGAGATTATGGAGTTCCCCAGATAACAAACTTTGGAAAGAAAAAATATGCCCAGATTGCGATTCCCTTGTTCAATAAAAAACGGTAAAATGTTTATATTGGATAGGGAAGGTTTTAACAGGGCAATATCCAATCTTGACGGTGATTACTATTTAGAGTTAAAAGAAACAAAAGTTAGATCGTCACAGCAAAATAATTACTACTGGAATATTGTAAGAATACTGGCAGATGAATTAGGTTATACAGAAAGAGAAATGCATGAAACAATAAAAAATCATTTCTCAATACAAAGTACAAAGACCTTATCTACAAAGGAATTTGGTGATTTTATAGAAAAATTAATTAGGATGTGTGCTATAGAGTTAGATGTTGTTATTCCTGACCCCACTACTATATGCCAATAAAATGTTTTACGCAAAAAAACCTTAGCCTAGTGGGGGTTTTTGAGCAAGAAAGCCTATTGTACGCTGGAATTGTTAAGCCTTAACAATCTACCAAGTCTCCACAAAGTCAAGACCAACATTCCAAGTCCTATGGGCGAACTGATTGGCTTTAAATCCATTGTTGGACAATCTGTAATATCCATAGTCTCCTTCTGCTGTTGAATCTCCATCTAATGTAAATATAAACGGGAGGTGCGAGCCTAATGTTTTTCTAAGAAATCTCCCGAATAGAGAATCATCATCCCATACTTGATTGGTTGCACTATTATCCAGAAATTCTGATTCTGCAAAAGTATCCGTATCAGCCATTATATCAAATTTAAGCGAGTGTGATTTTCTTCCATATCTTTGTGCAAATGTGTATGTGCTTGCATTATTGCCATCACCCCAATAATTAGACCAAGCAGGAACTCTGTACCACATCGGAACTCCTAAATTAGATGCATTAGAATAAGTATAGCCCCCATCACTTGTGACCGGAGAGATGCCATCGTAGTCATAAGAAGTTGATACATCTAATGATACTGGCTGAAAGTCATGGTACTCACCCCAGCAGATAGACCCAATTATTAAATCTTCATCGTAATCTGTAGCACTGCTTGTGTCATGCTCAATTATAATTCTTAAAAATTGGTTGTTTGTGCCTTCTCTTACAGGGTAAGTAATAAGAGTCCAGCCATCATAAGCGGGATCAATATAATCAGCAGTAGCATCGGCGGCGGCATTTATTACTTTGGTGTGATTTCCAGTTGTTGATATAACATCATTACTGGTCATGTTATACACATCATCAATTGAAACTTTGAATACAGCACTTGCTGATGCAAAATTATGATTCAATATTGCTAAAAAACTTGTCCCAGACATTGCATTTGGAGAGTCCAACCCAGTATTTAAAGTAATCCAAAACTTCTTTGTAGTGGTAGCCACCTGAATATAATTATTAGGATGCCCGTCAAATAAGTTCATTATATGCCCTGAATCGAGAGTAACCGCTGTTGATCCATCATCCTGTATTAAGTTAGCACCGGGAGTGTTTGCTATATTTGTTCCCGTTCCATAACCTAGATTTCCCGTTGTAGCCCATCCAGTTGAATACAGAAACTGCATCATGTCAACATAAGCTCTTGGTGTGCCTATTCTATTGTAACCCATATTAATTATCCACCTTTATTGCGGTAATGGAACATCCTTTTACAGACTTACTTATATCCTTTATTATGAAGTAATCAGTCGTTGCCATTGCTGTTCCATACAGTTTTATTTTTGAATCCCAATTCTTAAATGAGATTATATCTGTTATTTCTAGATCGTTATACATTGGTCTTGTACAATCAAATTTTATAATTACTTTACGATCTTTCATTATATTTTTGTAAGCATCAGCCAGTTTTTGTGCTGTATCTTCATCTAGGATCGCATCTGCTACCAATTCAAGTTTTAAACCATCTGAATAGTTATATCCATTAACAGTTGTCCCCTTGCTTGTAGAATCGGCTGAGTTTACCAGTTTAAGTGGTTGTTGTTGTATATGATCATATCTATAGTTTATATCTATATCATTCCTAACATTATCCAAAGGTGTCCTTGATATTGATTTGAAAATTATATCATTATAATCAACAACTTTATCTGCCGTAAATGTGCTTGTAGGAAGTAGGGCAGACCTTACTTTAAATCTACCATCTCCACTCGCCCATACCCAGCAAAGTGACTGTTTGCATATCTTATTTATAAAATCCTGAGAATCAGTGAATTTATTTTGAGATATAGCATACTTTATATCTGCAACCGCATCTGCTAATACCACTCCCACTTCACCATCTGTAGTATTCCCCGCTGTATCAAATAAAGCATAGTCAATCTCTGAAGAAGTCAAACTAAGCTCTGTTCTTAAAACATCTTCTATCATGTATATAGGATTGGGTATAAGATCACCACTATTATAACCATTATTTCTAGAATCAGCATCTACCCAAGAGCCAAATTCCCTACCCTTACCCGAGGCAAAAAGATAATCAGCAGATTGTGGCACTTCTGTAGATGTTGTAACAATTCTTTTCCTTTTTTGTACAGCTTCACCTGACAAATCTGATTTATCGTAAAAAGGACTAAGATAGTCATAGTATACTGACTCTTCTGTTTTTTCTATAGTAAAAGTTTGACTTGGCTTTACCTGAAATTCTAATCCTACTTCATTTATATCAACACTCATAGTACCAGAACCACCAGCATTATCAACTGTTAAAAACACTTCTGTTTCAACGTCCCAGGCTGTTTGATCTGCGGTTAAAAAAAGTCCAGTAACATTGGGATCGTCAGCCCCACTACCCCAAGTAATTGTATCTTTAATATCTCCCCCAGCACCAGCACCGGCAGAAACTCTAAAATTAACTGCTGGAGCTGATCCTAGATAATTCCCAAAGTCACATAATAATTTTACAGCAACCAACACACCAAGATTTGGGAGTTTGCCTATCCTAAAACCAACAGATGTTGCCCCATCCCCACTTTGTTCTAGATTATATGGAGAACCTGAAAAGCTACTATCAATCATATTATCATAATTTGCCCCACCGTCATATGTACCATGAGACTGTAAAGGAACATAAACCCTCCAATCAACACCTTTAGCAGTCACATAAGCACCAGATTCTGAAGCATAAACATTCGACGCATTACAAGCACCATAAAAATTATCAATTTTCATATAGACATTTTCTATATCTGTATCATTAATAACAACTCTATCAATCAAGGCTTTTACCCTATAATTATCCTCGTCCCACTGATCTACTACTATAGCTGGAAATTTATGTGTAAAGTGTCTATCAAAATTTGCACCAGATGTGGGTATTGTACCAACATCTTCCCTATCATGGAAACTGCCATATGACATGGGGATTGGTTTATTTATATTCTTCTCAGGTGCATTAGGATAATAATAATCATCACCAGATTCTGTATTTTGAATAATAGCTGTGGGCAATTGTTTATGATATCTCACACCATTATCTAATAAAGATAATGTAATATATTTTGTATCATATTCTATATTGCCAGAAATAACACCCATACCAATCATCCTTGTTGAAGTATCATAAGTCCCAACCGAATTAGTATTTAAAAACAACTCCCACTTTCTATTAGCAAAGTTCAAAGTGGAAAATAGATCCGAAAATCTACCGCCCTGAATAGAGTTTTCAGTATTAATTATCTTAACAGACATACTACCAATAGATGTAGTAAAGCTAAAAAAATCAAGGGACTGCGAATATCTACCCCAGCTAGATACTAACCCATGGTATATATCACTGCCATCTACCCTATGCTGATCGCTGACTCCAATAAAATCTGTAGCAGATTCATCAGTATGGTATAATTTTAATACCCAAAAAGCACTTGTACTGCCAAGTTTTAAGGAATCTGATAATGCTGTATCAAAACTAAGCATTTACCCTCGTCCCTAATGATGTTGCTTTATTCAATGCAGGGATTAACTCATTCCTAACATAATCATCTTGAACTATCCCGCCATTTATATTTACTGTAATTTGATTTGGGCTGTTCCCTTGGTTAATCTGGTTCATAGCCTCGATACCTATGGATTGCACTGCCTTACGAGACATTACAAATTCACCCCGTTCAGCTTCGATCAATGTTCCACCCTGAGAATGTCTCCTGCCTCCAATTAAACCGCCTTCTTCCAGTTTTTCTGCCTCAGCCATAGCCTTTACTGCGGCTATACTTGCCATCACACCTGCTGTACCTGCTGTAGCCGCTTGACCAAAACTTGCTGTTGATGCTAATGCGGCTGGAACTGCATATGCACTCGCTATTGATGCTCCAGTAGCCTTTGCAAATACTATTGAAGATGCCTGAGATGCTTTTGATATAATCTGTTCTGCTATAATTTGTTTTATCTTCTCTTTTATCATCTCCCCTAAGAATCCTATAAAAGCATTTTTGGTAGCTTCAAGCACTTGCTTACGTCTTTCAGCACCATGCATATCCATATCAGTCATAGAGCGAATAAAAGTATCATACCCAGCTAAAAATGAATTATAGGCAATATTTGT